ACTGTTATTTTTTTGAAAAAAACAACCGGCGAACCTTTTTCCCCTTTGCGAACCTGCCCGCCTTCGGCTTGCGCTTGCTTATAAGTGAGCCAATGCGCCGCGCCCCAAGGGGATAGTTGCAGCAACAGCCAATTGATCCCCTTATACGGCACGCCATTGTGGCGCAAAGGATCACCGGCACCGTTGCAGGCCCATGATTTGCGCCACGGCGCGGTGCCGTTTTCCAGCGCGTTGATGATTTGATTGGTCACGTCTTGATAGATATCTTTTTTAACCACGGCTTAGGTTTCCTTTCGTTTGATTTACCTGACCCCGTATATAATCCGGTTAGAATTAAGCGCCAACAAAAAAATGACGAAAACGGCAAAATAACAATAAAATTTTCGAGCGGGCATTTTTTAAGTAACAAAATTTCAACGCTCGACGATTTCACGAAATATAATTGCGTGACGGCTTTCTAACGAGTTCGCGTAACTTTATTATAATTTAACTATATCATACGAAATTTTCTTGCGTGGCCTTACGTTTTGGCGCAATATTGCTTCTACCAATTAACTTGTGGGGGTTTTTTGTGACAGATAAGCCCAAAAAACGCGGTCCCGGCAACCCTAACATGATAAAGGGTGCGCCAAGCGTAAACCCGCGCGGACGTGCCGCGTCACGGGACTACTTAAACCGTGATATAGATCACGCCCTTCGCGAAGCGTTAAACAATGAAGCGCACGGCGGCGCAGTAGGTTACATGCAAAAGCTCGCCGCCGAAAAACCGGCGCTTTTTTGCGGGTTGCTGCAAAAGGTAATGCCAAGCGACATTGCTGCAACCGTGCAACATACAATTATTGACCTTGGCGCTGCTATGGCGGAGGCTGAAGCGCGGTTAGCTAGAATGCAACCCGTCCTAGAAATAACACCGTTACATGTTCAACCGTTAGACGACCAAATAGCAAACGAGCACCGTCTAACCCTGCAACCCGTTGATAACAAAGAAAAAGTATAATCCGGTTGATTTATCATAATGTACATTATGCGACTTTCGCGCGCCGTCTTGGGTTGCACGGTGTCACGTATTACGTTGCGCGCGGACGGGGGGTGCCGGGGGGCGGGGGGCAAAAAATCGCCCGCAGCCTGTCGTCTATGGTGGTCTTGCGCCCGTTCTATATTATTTTTTTGAAAATTTTTGGAGGGGGTGCCTGTGGCGAAGCGACCAGAGCCTAGACAGAACGAGCAGGAGCTTATCGCTAAGATGCTCTCGTTCGCGGACGACCCTGCCGCGTTCGTCATGTTTGCGTTTCCGTGGGGGAAACCCAACGGACCTTTGGAAAATATGACCGGGCCGCGCGAGTGGCAAATGGAAGTGCTGTTGAAGATGAAACAGCATATTGTCGAAAACCGGCACAAAGCCGCTCACAATATGTATCCAGAGCTTTTGAAGATTGCGATTGCCTCTGGTCGCGGTATTGGGAAGTCCGCGATGTTGGCGTGGATAGCGCTCTGGCTTTTCACCTGCGTCCCTTCCAGCACTGTCATCGTAGCAGCGAACACCGAGCAACAGTTGAAGGGTACGACCTTTCCAGAAATACGGAAATGGGCAACGATGGCGATCCACGGTAACTGGTTTGAACATCATGCCATGAGCCTACGACCGGCACCTTGGTTGGTGGATGCTTTGAAAACGACAACGGATTTGGATGATGCGTACTGGTACATTCAAGCTAGGTTGTGGAGCGAGGAAAGTCCCGACGCTTTTGCGGGTGTGCATAGCCAGCGTGGTATGGCCGTTTTGTTTGATGAGGCTTCTGGTATTCCGTCCGTCATATGGCCTGTCACGCAGGGGTTCTTTACGGACAGGACGACGCACCGTTTCTGGGTAGCGATCAGCAACCCGCGTAATCCGTCGGGGGCGTTCTTTGAGTGCTTCCATTCGAACCGGGAGAGTTGGTGGAACAAGAACATCGACGCGCGGTCGGTCGCTGAGAACGATCAGATGCTTTACGAGGACATCATTCGTGAGCACGGCGAAGATAGTGACCAAGCGCGGGTCGAAGTCTACGGTCAGTTCCCGCGACAGGGCGACCAGCAATTCCTGTCGCGCGGTGAGATTAATGATGCCGTGGAGCGTACTGTCGAGAACGATCCCGGCGCACCGTTGTTGATGGGCGTTGATCCGGCACGGTTCGGAGATGACGAGGCGGTGATAGCGTTCCGGCGCGGGCGTGATGCCGACGTACTACCGTGGCAGCGTTACAAGCGCTGCTCTACCACGGAGCTTGCAGAGCATTGCGCGCAGGCGATCCAAGAGTATAAGCCTGACGGGGTGTTCATCGAGGGCGATGGCGTGGGTGGTGGCGTCATCGACATCTTGAAGCACTACGGCTACAGGGTCATCGAGGTCACGGCAGGGGGCAAGGCCGACAACAAGGATATGTACGCCAACCACCGGACGGAGTTGTGGGGTCGGTTGCGCGATTGGTTGCCGTCTGCGAGCCTGCCGGGCAACAAGAATTTGGCCGATGACTTGGCGGCACCGATGTATATCTACACCCTAAAAGGTCAACAGCAATTAGAGAGCAAGGATAAGATGAAGAAGCGTGGTTATGCCTCTCCGAACAATGCCGACGCACTGGCGATGACATTCAGCAAGACCGTGGCACGGTCAGATAATTACGTGTCACGTAGGATGCGACGAAACAATGTTGCGAAAGATATGGACTATCGCGTAATATAATGATAACTTGCCGGTACTTTTTGCAAAAAGGAGTTTCCTATGGGCGGGATTTTTAGCGCACCGAAAGCACCACCTCCACCGCCGCCGCCGCCGCCGCCGCAGGAGCGTAGCTCCGCTGAGGTCGGCGCAGAGGCAGCGGCAGAGCGCAAACGTCTGCGCGCGCAGCGTGGTCGGGCATCGACGATCCTGACAGGGGGTCAGGGTGTTGCGAACGGTTCGGCAGTAGCGACCAAACAGTTGTTGGGTCAGTAAAATGCCCACGGGTGTTCAAGTTGATTACGTCCAACTGCAACCTGGGGATACCATGACGTTCTCAGCGGAAAGCTCGTCAGCGACCGAAGCGTTTGTCGGTCTAAACTGGGAAGAATTGTTCTAATGGTTGACACAATCCGCACAGAAACCGATCTGCTCACCAACATTTTTCAAGACGGACAGGCAGCAGGGTCTATCACTGCCCAGGACGTGCGCGATCTGATTGTGTCGATGCGCCCCGGCTTCGGGGAAGTGGGTATGCAGGGCAATGCCACGGCGACCACAATCAGCGTAGCGGGTACTTATTATAAGGTGGCAGGGACGACGGCTTTGTCCGGTAGCGAGTATTTGTTCGACGATAACAGCGTATCGAACCGTCTTCGCTATACCGGAGCCTCCGATAAGTTGGTGATGGTAACAGCTACGATCTCCTTTATCAGTGCGTCCAACAACCAATCTGTTGCCTTTAAGGCATATCGCTATGATGACAGTGGGGCTTCAGGGGCAGTTATTGATGACAGCCTAGTTACTTACTATGTGAGTAACGCCAGCCAAGCGAAATCCGCAACTTTGCAATGTCATGCCGTATTGTCCACGAACGACTATATCGAACTTCATGTTGCTAATGAGACTTCGACCGCCAATGTGACGGTGGAAGACCTAGCTATTCATACGGTGGCGCACATCAAATGAACGCGAAAAAGATCATCGACCGCGAGGCAAAACTTCGCGGGCAGCGGTCCAATTGGGAGAGCCACTGGGAAGAAATCGCCCTGCGTGTTCTTCCGCGCCATAGCGAGATATTCCAGACCGAAAACTTCCGTTCGACCAACGGTCAGAAAAAGACCGAGGAGATGTTCGATAGTTCGGCGGCGATTGCCTTGGAGCGTTTCGCTGCGGTCATGGAAAGCATGCTAACTCCCATGCACCAGACGTGGCACCGTATCATGCCCACCGACCGATCTCTTATGCGTGACCGTGCTACGGCGTTGTGGTTTGAAGACGCTAACCGGGTTCTATGGATGGAACGTAAACGGTCGAGCGCCAACTTTCAGAGCCAACAGTTTGAGAGTTACATGAGCCTTGGCGCGTTCGGCACCGGGGCGAAGTTCATCGACCACAATCCAAACGGCGGGCTGCGGTATCGCGCCAACCATCTGTCGGAAGTGGTGTTCGACTGCAACCACCAAGGCATCATTGATACGGCGTACCGTAAGTTCAAGATGACGCTGCGGCAGGTCATGCAGAAGTATGAAGCTGGGTTGTTTCAGAATGTTTCAGAGAAAGTCCGCGAGAAAGCTGAGAAAAACCCCGACGAGGAGATCGACGTAGTTCACTGCGTTCGCCCCCGTGAGGAGGTGGACCCAGAGCGCGCGGATTATCGCGGCATGCCGTTTGCGTCTTACTATGTGGACAAAACTAATTCTGTGACGATGGACGAGGGCGGCTACGAGACGTTCCCTTACGCGATTAGCCGGTATGTCACTGCGCCGGGGGAGATTTACGGACGCAGCCCTGCCATGACTGCGCTGCCTGCGATCAAGGTTTTGAACGAACAGAAAAAGACGATGCTCAAGCAAGGGCATCGAGTGGTTGATCCAGTGCTGTTGGCGCATGACGACGGTGTGCTTGATACGTTCAGTTTGAAGCCCGGTGCTATTAATATGGGCGGGGTGTCAAAAGAGGGCCGCGCGCTGGTACAGGCGTTGCCGACCGGCAACATCGCCGCCGGTCAAGAGTTGATGGAGATGGAGAAGCGCGTAATCAACGACGTGTTTCTTGTCTCCGTGTTCCAAGTCTTGATCGAGCGGCGAGGCCAGACACCGCCCACGGCGACCGAAGTTCTTGAGCTTGCCAAAGAGAAAGGCTCGCTGCTCTCTCCGACAATGGGGCGGCAACAGTCCGAGGATTTAGGACCGACCATCGAGCGCGAAGTTGACATCTTGATGGCGCAGGATAAGTTGCCGGAGTTGACGCCTGCGATGATCGAGGCGGAAGCGGATTTTGAGGTCGAGTATGAAAGCCCGCTGTCCCGCGCGCAACGCGCTGAGGAAGCGTCGGGCCTGTTCCGTTCCATTGAGTTTGCTACTGCCCACGCCAACGTGACGCAAGACCCGTCGGCGTTCGATTGGATCGACATCGACAAGGCTATGCCTGCGGTGATGGAGATTAACGGTGTTCCGGCATCGTGGCAGAAAAGCATGGATGACGTGCTGGCGCTGCGCGAGAACCGAAACCAACAGCAGCAGGTACAGCAGATGATTGAGGCTGCACCTGCGGCGGCAGGTATTATGAAAGCGGTGGGACCGGGGCTGTAATAAACGCGAAGGGGTTCGCATTTGACCGAAAAAGCACGAGCTTTTCTTAAAGAACGGCAGCACAACTACCGTACGACGTTCAACACGCCGACGGGTGAGCTTGTGTTGAAAGACTTAGCCAAGTTCTGCCGCGCACATGAAACGACTTTCCACGAGAACGACCGCGCTCACGTTCTCGCAGAAGGGCGTCGGGAAGTCTGGCTGCGTATCCAGCAGCACTTGAAGATGACCGACGAGGAAATTTGGGCGCTTTTCGGACAAGGGGTTCGTTATGAGTGAAGAAGCAGAAGCCGCCGAGGGCGGCGAAGAACAGGCAGCGGCGTCTCTCGCAGGTATGTTGAACGAGGAAAATGCGGCGTACCTGTCGCTGAAGAATTGGGGCGACGACCCTAACACTGTGATCGAGCGCTACCGCGATCTTGAGAAGTTCAAGGGTGTTCCCGCAGAGCGGTTGGTGCAGCTACCGGAGAGCGCCGAAGACGAGAAGTGGCGTGAGGTTTGGGGCAAACTCGGTATGCCGGAGAG